CTGGCATTTGCGTTCTCCTTTATGTTAGATACGAATAGCTCGTGCCTTCATAATTTCTTTATATCTAGCACGATGTTCTGGTATTGTCATATCCAGTTGGTTTATGTCGTTTACGGCCAACGATTCTTTTGAACCTGTGCCTTTGCCTGTGTTAGAACCTGTTGGTCCTGCACTCACAAAGTGCGGGTTTGCAGAAAGAAATTCAGATACCAAGTCTTTAACTTGTATTGGATCACCTTTGTCATTGTAACGCACTTGACCCGTTTTTGTGTCTATCACATCCACTTGTCCTGCTTCGTTCAACCTCAATTGACCTTTTAGCAACTGTGTCACCTGTGTGGGATTCACTGCTTTAAGGTTTGACGCTTCACTTAACAATGTACCATCAACCTTGATTGAAGTGAGTTCTGACTGGTATTGTTGAATTTTAGAATTGAATTTGTCTGCTTGTTCTTTTAACAATGCTTCAAATTGTCCTCTCTTTTCCAACTCTGCCTGTCTGGTCTTTTCTTCTTTCTCGATCAACTTGTTGTAGTGATCAACATCTATGCCTGAATACTTTTTCTCGTATTTGGCACGTTCCCTCGCTACTCTTTCTCCTACAATTCTTTCGAGATCGTCTTGAGAAAAAGATTGAGTCTGTTTTTCTGCTTTAATCGTTGTTGTTTCCTGCTCTTTGACTTCAGGTGCAGTGTCCTGAGATTTAACCGCTTGTGTTTCTGCGTTCATATATTTCCTCTTTGTTTTGAGTTGAGTGTACTCCCTGCCCTCTAGACAGTACTATGGTTATTTATTATCGTTTCTTTCTTTTGCCTCTAGACATAGATTTACCTCTGGTAGGTGCTCTTCTAGATGACATTCTTTTGCCTCTGGTTTTTGCCATATCATGCTCCTTTCTAATTGATCGCCATCACAGTATCATTGGGATTTTTATGTTTCAATTTGTAATTGAATCCATACAATAAATCAATGATACGATCATTTTCTCTGCGTTTGTTTTCAAACATTATGGTTGGGCGATTTCTTTTGATGGTATCTAGAGCGCCTTGCATCACTTGCCATTCACCCTGTTCCACATCAATCTTGATAAAATCCACATCTGTAAAATTGTAACTGTCCAATGTACGTGCTGATACCACAAAATCCATGGTGTTATCCCAAAGTTCTTGTCTTATGGGTGCTGTGCTTCCGTGTTGTGGATTGCCTGTTTGTGTGGGTATCTTCAGTGTGAGTGTGCCAGGCACATCACTCAATGCCACATTGTGGGATTGAATCTTTTTGTGCTGTGCTAGAATATCATATGTTCTTGGATTGGGTTCAAATGCAATTACTCTATCAAATTGATCTTGAAATGGCACACTGGTATCTCCATCATGAGCACCTATGTCAATGTAGGTTCTGTGCTGGTAAATGTAAGGCCAAGCATATGATTTTATTTTTTTCTCACTCATAATCGTTCTTGTCCCATTCACTCTCTAATCCTATCTTCATTTCATTGCAATACTTCACCATACTTTTCAATACTTGTGACACTGTGATTTCTTCCATTGCTCTTTCACAGTATTGACAGGGCCAATCTGCATGACAACCTTTGCCTTCTGGATTGCAGGTTGTTATTGAAGTGATGTTGCATTGTTCTGAATAACCTGTGCTCTTGGGACTGGAATGACTGCCGTATATCACCACACAAGGTGTTTGAAATTGTCCTGCCGCATGATGTATGCCGCCTTCTGTGGTTATCACCAATTGAGCATTTTTTACCACCAGCATGGCCTGTCTAAATGTGTGAGTGATCACAGATTTAACATTGCTGTAATGCTGTGTGACATTGGCAGGTTGGCACCTCACCAGATTGTATTCTTGCATTTCATCAATTAATGCTTGCCAGTGATACCACTTTTTGTTGTCATGATAAACACTGTTTGCTTTGGCATCTGGATTCACCAGAATGTATGGTTCAAATGGTTTTATTGATTGATTATACCAATCCAATTCTTTCTGTGTAAATTCAAAGGGTGCTCTCTTGGGTTGATAGGATGTGCCTTTATGATACCAACGTTTACCATTGTTAGGATGTGTGTCGTATGGCACACCATCATCCTGCAACCATTCTGTATCACGGAATATTTCGTTTAATTGAGGTGTGACTGATCTTGCTTTTTTTATATCAACAGGTTTGCATTTTTCACCTGTTCTGCGCCAATGATGATAGGCCTCTGCTCTATACATTAAATCATCACCTTTGCCCATTATATTTCTCTTACTAAAGTATGGTCCCACCCTCTGAAACAAACAGTTTTCTTTTGGTAACCTAAATCATAAAGCATTTGTAATGCTGTTTTTTGTTCTGGAAAATAAACTTCTAGTAAAATAACTGGATTATTTTTTGCTATTGTATTTTCTAGACCTTGTATAATTTGAGGTTCGCCACCATCAGTATCAATTTTTATAAAATCAATGTGTTCTAATTCTAAATCATCTATTTTATAATCTTTATTATCTACTGCACATTTATAGTGTGTTGTTTTGTTTTTATCAACATTATAGAAAAAATATTTTCTATCTCTTGGTTCAAAACAATAGGTATGTTCATAATAGTGATTAAGATAGCGAGTAAATTCACCATCTCTAGCACCTATATCAATTGCATTTCTTTTTGTTTCCTTGTGCCAAGGTAAACTTTCAAAAAAACTTCTTTTGCAATGATGTTGAGGATGTTGTTTTATACCATCAGGAGAATACAGAAAATCATTGTCATACCATTCTGGTTTGAAATGATAAACAGCATTTTCTGTTTTAATAAATTTACCCATAAATTATTTTTTATTTTTTGTGCCTATGGTTCTTCTCACAATGTCATCGTGATTGAATTCTGCCCAATACAATTCAAAAGCAACTCCATCTTCAACACCTTCAAACTGATGATACTTGCCTGGTTTGACCTGTGTGAAATCTCCTGCATTCAGCACTGTGACATCAACCAATCCTTGTTGGTCAGCATCTTGCCATACTCGCACAATCATTCTGCCTGATTCCACATAGAATCCATTCCATTTGAATCTGTGTTGATGTTCTGAACATTTATAACCTTTTTTGAATTCTATACGATGAAACTCCAGCACCCCATTGGCGTGTATCAATTCTGTAGATCCCCAAATTTTTCCTGCTTTCATCTGCCTTGACCCCTGTATTGTTTGTAATTATTCTTTTCCTGTTTGTTCATTCGCTTCTTGTGGCGACCTAATTTTTTTGGTTTAGATCTTATGATGATATCTTTGAATTTGATTCGTGCCATTATTTGCGTTTTTTATATCCAGAGGCATAGATTGCTCTTGCCTGTCTTTGTGCTTGTTTTTTTGTTTTGTAAATTTTACCTGAAGAACCCCAACGATATCCGCCTTTAACTTTCCTGACTGGCATCGTTTATTTCTCCGTACATTTTTTCAATTTCAGGATGTAACTGTTTTATCTGTTCGTCTGTGTAACCTTCAGCAATCATTTCTCTGATGTGAGCAATCAATTTGCTGGGATCAGTTTGTGTTGGGTGTTCCATTGCTTCTTCTTCAGCAGTTTCTTCTGCTTCTTCTTCTTCGAGATCTTCTGCATCATCTTCCAAAGCAATTTTGTAGATCTTCTTGTCTATTTCGGCATTGATGTATGCATCTCCAATGTTGGAATCTTTGGCCATTTTTAATATTGAAATATCATTTGCTCTGTCTTGTATTGAAAATGATCTTGGATATTCAATTATTCCATCAAATGAGGTGCCTTCATACAGAGCATACAATCTCCATATCTGTTCTTCTGCGTGTTCCAGTTGTGCGGCATAAGTGGACAATCTACTGCTCAATTGACTGAATTCTGATGATATAGCAACTCCAGATAATCTACGTGATTCTGGAGAACGTATTCCGCCTAGGTGGTTTGTTCTGTCAATGGATTCAATCTTTTTCTCCATTGCTTGAATCACTGACTCAATGGATGAACCTGATGGTTGAAGCAAATAAGGTTTTAGATTGCCATCTAAATTTTGTGGCATCTGTATGATTGCACCTGCTCCTGCTGATGCTTCTGTGTCTGCTGTTTTAAGAAGACTGGGGTGGTTGGTTAATCTTATAATCTGTTCAATCTCTGATGAAAATTCAAACAGTTCTCTACAGATGTCTGCTGTGTCTCCCAAAGGAGATATACCAATGCCTCTGATGTCTGATCTCTGTGTGTAAACACAAACAGCAGGCACTTTGCCCAATGCATTTGGCATGGTTTCAACATATTCACCCAATTTTTTATTGGTGATCTTGTACACATTGACTTCTGTGGGTGTGTATTCTCTAATGTATTGTGTGTTGTTGATAATTTCTTCTTTGATTTTCAAATAGGTCAATTGATAAAAACCATTTGCTTGTCTTGTGTATTCCCAATCCAACACATCCAGTAGTTTGAATAGAGACACATAAGGTCTGATCTGTTGTTCTAATTCTTCTGCTCTTGTTTGTGCATTTGATGTGGGTTTGTCCACAATTACCCAAGCATGGCCGAAAAGCATACTTGCTGTTGCTAGGTCTTGTAAAAATTGTTTGAATGATCTGCCATCCAAATCAGCATCTTGTAAAAAATTTGATAGATTAAGATCTGATTGTAAATTGCCCATTATTCTCACAGGATCTTTTCTAAATAAAAATGAATTGAATATGTTGGCCACACTTTTTACGTGATTATCATAACCAACCTGTCTTAATCTTTTTTCATAATCTTCTCTTGATTCGTAGTAGTATGGTTCTAAATATTTGCCTAAAAACCATTCAAATCCACCATTGTAAGCATCTTGTAAAAATTGCCATCTGTTGGCATACAGTTGATATGCTGGATGTGTTTCCACAATGTATGAAGCATAATTTCTTGAATCACCTTTAATTAATCTATCTCTTATGACGGCCATTATCTAACACTCCCTGAAAAACCCCATCGCAATGGTGTATGGGTTTCTGTTTCTTTTTTAATTGGATACAAATAGTCAATCAAATATCCCACAGCATCTGACATATGCACATCATCATTCTGATCAATCACTGATGTGTTTGGTTTGTACAACAATCTTTCTAAACTGCGGATTATTTGTTTGCATTTTGGATCAATGTACATAGAGATATTACCATTTGTGTTCTTCAACTTACTATTTACAGCATTTACCCTGTCTCTGATAGGAGGATTGGCAAGTTTATTCAAAACTCTAAATCCTGCATTCTGCAATATTGATATGTCTGTTCTACCACCTGCTGAAGTCTTTCTCTGTCTGCCTGCCGCATCTGGATACATCACTATTCTTGATCTTGGATATCTATTTTTGATTTCTTCTACCACATTGTCTGTGTTGCTACCAGACATATTGATTTCATCCACAAAGTAGATCACATGATTTTGTATCACTGCAATCGCCACACTCATTGGATCATAGTTAAAATCAATTCCACAATGTATTTCTGAAGTGTCCAGTCCTGCCAAAGGTTTGATGTGATGTTCTCTGTTAAAATTGTAATACACACTGCCTGAATAAGAATTAAAAGTGGCAAGATATTCTTGATTGAATGTTCTTTCATCCAAATCTCTACGTGCTTCTTCAATCTCTTTTTCATCAACCTGACCACCATCCAACGTGGTGAATGAAAATGCTTCCCAATCTTGTGTGCTCTGTGCCATGGTGTACATATCATGACTGAATGAACCTATACCTCGAGGAGTGCCTATGAACAGTGCTTTGCCCTTGGTGTCTGATAGACTGGGTCTAATCACTGCTGTCCATAATTCTGGATCTAGATCCTGATACTCATCTAATACTACCAGATGGTAACTATTTCCACGTAGTGAATCTTTAGACTCACCACCTTTTAGATATATTTTGGATCCTGATTTTAATCTGATGGTTAATTCTGCTTCATTGGTCTGTTCAACCCATTGTAATTTTCTTAATTTTTCTTTCAATCTGGTCCAAGCAATCTGTTTTGCTTGTCTGTAACTGGGTGCTAGATATAGCACTTCTTTATTGATATCAGATGCATGTTTGGCCAATTCTCTCAATGCCACGTGGGTCTTGCCAAACCTACGTCCGCAAGTGGAAACACGAAATCTTGCTTTTGAATCACAAATCTTTTTTTGGGCCTCTGATAACAATTTAATCTCCTATTCTACGTCATCGTTCCAAGGTAGAGGAATTTTAACATTGCCGTCTTCTGGATTGTCTTTGAATCCCAATACCTGTTTTGAAAGGAATATTTGTGCTCTGGTATCACCATTCAATGCTTTTTCCCACATTGCTCTACGCAATGATCTTTTGCCAGACTCTTTGCCTTTGGCAATGATACCTTTATATTTTTTTGTCAAATGATTCACAGAACAACCCACAATCAGAGCAATTTCTTCATTGGTACATTGAATTGATGCCAATTTATAAATTTGTTCTTTGTCAATCACTCGTTTTTTGTTTTGTTCTTCTGACATTATGCTTGTCTCTCCAACACTTTGATTCTGATGTTTCTAGAATCTTGCAGTGCATTATTGGTTGTAATTCTATATTCCACATTGTAGATATTGCCCACTGTGCCACCTGAAATAACTGCTGTGACCACATAATTTGTGTAAGAAGTTGAATCTATTGTGAGTGGTGCGGCATCTCCTGAGATGGATTGTGCTGTGATTGTGACACTGGCAATGGTATCTCCTGTGGGCATCCAATTGGTCCAATCCAAAGAATAATCCAGCACAGCATATGGATCTTTTTCTATGTAAACACCTACTCTGTCTTGTTTGTATCCTGTTAGGGTGGCCATTATCCTTCTCTCCTGTCTATGATACCCACTTGATCAACAATTCTTGTGTTGGCACCTGGTGTAACCTTAAGAATTCTT